TATTAGCCGTATTAAGTATTTCTTCGTCACCTCTTATCATTTCATTTCTTACCTGTGTTTCAAATGCAGACTGGGATGTTAAATTTCTTTTAGCGTTATCCACTCTTTTCTCAATATCAAGATACTCAGAAGCTTTTTTTCGTAATTCATCTTCTTTCCTATAGTTAGTTAGAAAAGTCTTAAACTCAGCTTGAGTTATTTTATATTTACCATTAAAAATATCTTCTTCGGCTTTTATTTCCTTTTCATTATAATTTATAATTACTGCCAATTTTTCTTCCTCTAAAGATTTGATTAAATCCACTTGCCTAAGTGCTTCCGTCCTATCTTTTTTTGCACGCGCTACATCTCTGGCTATTTGCGCTTTGGCTATTTTTGTTTCGATTTCAGAGATAATAAGCTCCATTCCTTCCCTTCTTTCAAAGAGATCATCAATAGCAGCGGCATATTCCGCCCCAGCTTTAGCCCCGTCTTTCATCGCTTTTATAATGCCAGCTAATCCTTCACCTGTACCTATGGCTTGGAATAGACCTTCAAAAGCTCCTTTCAGAGTGCCTAACGAAATAGCCCAAGCATCGCCAGCCGCCTGACTATTTGATATTATTCCATCAAAAGCTTTCATCGCTATTTGCGCGCCTCCTAATCCTATTCCAAATTTTCCTAAGATGCCAGTCACTCCACTCAACCCTTTTTTATAGTTCCCTACCTCTCTATTATGAATACCTAACGAAGCATCAACATCTTTTAGTTTTTTATCTAATGCTTGTTGTTCTATCCTAAATGCTTTTGCCTGCTTTGAGTTTATCCCATATTGAATAGCTGCATCTTTGGCTTTTTGAGTAAGTTCGCGTAGTTTATTAGATTCTCTTTGATAAGCTCCAACAGCATCATTACTTGTCTTGTTTACTTTGTCTTTAGCTGTTTTTAAAGACAACTCAGCTTTCTCCGCGTTGGCCGTAGCCTTCCTTTTATTTTCTAATGCGACAGCTTCTGTTTGGGCGGCTTTTATTGCCGCTTGTTGTGTTTTAAGGACTTGTTGTTTAAGGACTTCTTGCTCTTTTGCTATTTTTATTGCTTTTTCTTGCTCAGATGATAACTGTTTTTGAGCTTGTTGTATGTCTTGTTGGGTTTTTACAAAATCCTTAAACTCCTTACTACTTAGCGAAGCTTTTAATGAATTTATATATGTTATTTGTGTTTTTTGTTTTGTAATACTACCTTCAAGAATAGCAGATAATGCTTGAAAAGAATTAGAAAGGCTATTTACAGCATTACTAACATCTTGTATTATTTTACTTTCATTTGCCATGACTGACTTTTTTTTGTTTTGATTTTTCTATAAATGTGTTCATCTGATTTTTTAAAGACAAATAACGCAACATAGTTATTTTTTTTAAGTCTATAAAATCTTTTTTATGGAACTTTTCCAAGTCAGATAATAAATCCTCTACATCATAATTATTGCCACCTACACATTTAGTTAAAACTTTTAATTCTGCTTCATCAGAGGCTATTCCTATTAACTTATTCTCATTTCTCTTTAATACATTCTGCAATTCATCAATAAAAGACTTGCTATTATCTATTATATACCCACTTTTTGTAAGTTCTTTGATAAAGTCTTCATCTTTGCCAGCTATCATCATATACTTACAGATGTTTATTATATAATTAAAATCAAATCTTTTAGCTTCTATTTTTTTCATTAATATGAATATATTCTCATTTCTTTTTGTGGAGTTTATTTCGTATTGAGTACATTGCAAGTCTAAGCCATTACCTGCCGAGATTAGTTTATTCTTTTGATTTATAAACATAGGCGGCATATTTTCATAATCTATATTTTTAACCAAAAAACGTACATCTCTCGTTCTCTGCCATTCAATACAGTTATATGCTGGAATAAAACTAATATTTTTCCAACATGGGTTAAAATACGTGCTTAGTTTCTTAATAAATAGTTTCATATTTTTTGTAATTTAGTGTTAATCCAATCAATTATTTCCGGTATTATTTGCCCTTCATATATATCCTTACGTTGGTCATCTAATAAACCAAACAGATCACCACCCCAATCCTTTGCCAATGCTTCTAATTTTTTCGTCTTACTATCCTTGCTCCCGAACTCTATATTTTTATTATTTTTTTTAGCGAAAACACCGCTCAAAAAATCGCCTTCTAATTTAAAATCAAATACTCCCAACGGTGCAATGCTACCTATCGCCTTCTTGAACTGAGCATATTCAGGATTTTTGTAACGCCCTAATAATTGACCCTCAGCATTAAGTCCTTGTTCTATTCTTGACACGTTGGCATCGGCCATAGTTGCAAGGTTATTATCAATGGCTTCATCCTTTGCTTTTTCTAACCCCTTGACTATTTCGTCTGTTATTTTTTTTAAATTTTCAAACATATTTTTTTATAAAAAAGGCGTTGCTATTACACAACGCCCCAAAAAACAAAACAACAAGAAACTATTTGTCTATTCAAAGATAGTGATTTTTTGCAAAACGCAAATCGCTTATTTCTTTTTATTTGTCTTTTTAGTTTCATTTTCAGAGGCTTCAACTTCTTTTAATCCTGAGTCTTTTGCTTTAATTATCTTTTCCCACGTATTCTCTAATGCCCTATCTCTTTTAATGCCTTTCATCGTATTAAAAGGATATTGATATTGGTAAAAACATTTAAAGTTTTGATAATCAGTAAAGTTGAAGGCTTTAACGTTAAAACATATTCCGTAACATTCAATTTTCATAACATTAATGTTTTAAAGGGGCGGTGAAGCCCCTATTAATTAAGCAACTGGAACTGTAAATGATATAGCCTCTACACATTCATAACCTTTTGTAACCATAGTTGCAGGGGGGTAAAAGTCAATAGTGTAAGTAGCTTCAGGTGTTAACGTACATGCAGCAGTAGTAGTGCCATCTCCTGCCGTAGTAACGGATGTTAGTGTTACTTCGGCACCTAATGATGTTTTAATGACAACATCGCCATCTGTGGTGGGGTCAGCAGTTGGTGGTGCAGGGGTGAATATTTTCCCTGTTTTGTCCCCTAAGCACTTAAATACAACACCAGCGGCAGAGCTACTTATCACTTCTATATTTATATCCTTCAACCCCTCTAATGCTCCAACTTCAAAAGTCAACCCTGATACAACGGCTGGTGATCTTTCAAATTCTTCAGGATTTGCAAACACTAAACTAATACCAGTCCTTACGGCCTCGCCAGCACCATCATTGAGCTTTATTTTTTCCACAACAAATTCTTGTAATGGAACACTTTTAAAATTAGCCCCATCCTTAACCCCATGCAACCTATTTTGTTGATCTATAAGAACAATCCCGTATTTCCTTAAAGAATGGCTCTTTAAAGCCTCATGCTTATAACGGCTTGAATCCATCTCGAAATATAAGATAGTTTTTCCATTTTTTACAAATAATCGACCCAACGCAAGTTCTTGATAGATAGTTTCTTCACTATTATTTGTCATCTGTAATAATGGGAGCAAAGGATATATCCGCTCTCCTTTTTCGGCATGTATAGCTGTGATAAATGTAGCTTCCAACCGAATATCTGTTTCCGATTTTTCCCAATTAAGAGGGGTTAGGATAGCGTTTGAAAACGCACCCAAATCTTGGCATAGACCCCCAACCCCTGTATTCTTAACCGAAGATTCACAATTTACATAAAATCCCATATCGTATTATTTAAAGTAAATTTTAAATTTATTATCTGTTATTAAAGCTTTCCCTGTGCCTGTTACTGTAACTACGTGTCTAAAGTAACGATAGTTATTAGTATTAGCATTACTTACTTCAATTATTTTTGAAGGTCCGGAACCATTCCAAGTAACAGTATCGCTTATAGCAATCCAAGTATTTTTCCACTTACTTGCTAACATGTGTACTTTAAGTGCTGGTGTTCCGCTAATGCTGTCAAAAGAGATAGTTAAATCTTGCACCGAAGAGTATTTTTGCGGCACATCATACTCAATAGTATATGTAGTTTTATTATTTGATACCGTATCGGCGGCACTAAAACTTAAGTCTTTAAGCGTATTGCCTAAGTCTATTGATGTAGTTTTGTCTTGCGCTTCCGATAAAAAAGCAAAAAGGAATACTCCTAAAAGCACGATAATTATTTTTTTCATTTTTATTTCATTTAGATTTGACATTGATAACTATATTTAACATTCATAATAATAGCAAAGGTATAATAAGGCTGCATTGTGTATTGTTTTAAATTATCTACGTTTATATTACCATAAGCTTCAAGCCCCGTGTCTATTCTTGTAAGCTCAAACCAACTACTATACCTCCCTTTTAAGATAGATATAACATCATGGTGAGCTTCCTCAGTTGCTCTATGTGTTAATAATGGATAAATAGATTTAAGATTTATAGAACATATTAGTCTCACTTCGCGGATAGGCTCATTGGCTATGTTAACAACATTGTCTTCCGTATCAAAGAAAAATAAAGCGTTGACTTTGTCGTCAAAATATAGCTCTTTATACTCATTGTTAACCCCTGTGTAAAGTTCTGCTACTATCTTTCCGTTACGTAAATTCCGAGAACACATACCGTAAAATTCTTTACTATTAACGCTTTTCCAAAGTTCATTTTTAAAAGCATTAACGATTAAGTTTATTGGTCTATTTATCCCTATGTCGCTCATGATCTATCTATCATTGTAAATCCATGTACAAAATAACCATTCTGTAAGGCTTTTAGTTCTTGTGATAACCTAATAATGTCTTTTTTCAAAGAAGGTATTAGCCCTTCCATCTTACCATCTAATCCTTCAACTTGAGCTATCATTAAAGATAAATTTTCAGTAGCTATTCGCTCATCTCTATTTGACCGCCCACTTGCAATATATTTTTGTATTATGTTTATTGTATATTGTTTTTGTATAGCCACAGCGAAAAGTCTTTCATTGCGGATAACCAAGTCTGTATAATCATAATAAACAAAAATATCAGGATTTAACCCCCAGCAATTACTGGAAGCATTAACTTTTGTTAAGTCAAATAAAGTAGCTTCTTCGGTTAGTACCCCTATTGGGGTGAATCGTAAATGAGCAATAGAACTCATCCTATTAGCAAACTCATATTTACGTGCAAGAGGAACTACCGTCAACCCTTGCGTTAAATAACCGAAATAAAAATCACCTTGAAAAAATACATCTGAATAATCTATTTTCCAATTTAAAACAACTTCCTGTAGACTTGAACTTATTGTTATAAGTTCGCTCTGTTTAATAGGTGTTTTTTTAGCAGTATTAAATAAAGCAAGCCTTATTGTTCCTTCGCCCTCAAATTCTAATAAACAACGTATAATTTCAAAAGCCACATTTTTATCTAAGGATTTTTCAATTCTATAACCAACAAAACCATATGGCAATTGTTCTACTTCAATTTTGTTATTTGAAAATTGATATAACACCTGCCTATCAATGTATGCCGGTTGTGTAATAATGGCATCCATAACGTCGCTTATAGCTTCTTTTTGCAAAGAATCCAAATACGCGTTAAAAACTTCTTCATCACTATTTACCACATCCATTGTTTCGTACATCCAACGCAAGTTGACATACGGCGAATCCGTAAAATAACGGCCAGATCGTGATTCCTGATTTTCATCAGAAACATCAGGCAAAGTGGTGTCATTAGATGGTTTGATCCCAACTAATCCGAAGATATTATCTGTAACTTTTGTTTTGTTAAACATCGTTAATTATTATACAGATTCAACAAATGCGAATGCTTGCAACGGAGATGAATCCGTAACTGACAATGGCGCATGGTTAAATGATAAATAAGTGAAAAATTGAGTTTGCGTAACCACATCTTGCCGATCTCCGGCATTGCCTTGCTCATCAGAGCGTGCTTCGTATGTATGGTAAGCTAATGGCAGCCCTGTAACAGGATGAATAATAGCTCCATATTGATTAACAGATGATACAACGCCAACTCTATTTTGTTGAGGTATCCAATCTAATACACTAACAACACCCTCTGGCACGGCAATGAAATATCCTTTTGTATAACCTAAAGCAGATGCACTTGCTGTTAATTCTGGCGATAAAATAAACTCTTTGTTGTCGAACTGGAATGAAGCATTAGTCGCATTTTGCGCGCCTTGAGCGGCTAAAGCTCTCATCTTATTATAACCAATAGTGTCGCATAAGATAGTAATAAAACCAGACCATTTATTTAACATCATTGTAGAGCTAATTATCTGAGCGGCTCTAAACCCTGTCTTAAGAATGTTGGTAACGTCTTCCTGAATTTCAAATACGTCATTGTCTCCATTAAAATCACCTTCAACACCGTCAGCTACGTTAACGCCTGAACGATTTGCATGTGCAAATGTAGCAGCAGCGGCTTCAAGCCCTTCGGTAAAATTGATATTCATATTAAGCATTTCGGCAGCAATGATCTCATCTAATTCGTAAATTTTATCATTGCCTTGCTTTAAAGAATACTTTATCTTGTCATCGTAAGGTGTCCAAGAAGGTACTAATATAGAACTGTCTCCAATAGTTCCAGTATGATTATACACCTCACCCGAAGTCCCTAATGATCTTGAAGACCTATTAACCCATGCTATTTCGCCTGTAGCTCTTTTGGCTGCATTTTTTATTGTGTTGTGCGAAGGTATCATTATCTCTGTATTCCTACGGAAAAAATTAAATACCGCTGGAAGCCTAAATCTAAGTTCGCCAAGCTGGAACTGCGATGTTATCTTAGCTTGGTACTTGGTTAGTTTTGCTAATTCGTAATTTGCCATTTTTTTTAAAAGTTTAAGTTAATATTAATTGTTAATGACAAATATGTTATCTCTTACATCATATTTTCAAAGTTCCATTTTGCAACCTTTTGGTTTGTTCCTCTGAAAAAGCCAAAGACCCCTGAGATATATTATTTTGTTCCATCTCTTTAACGAATTTGTCGTAGTCGGTTTCTGTTTTTGTCCCGTAATCATCTTTACTCCCGCGCCCTGTTACAGCCTCTTTTTTTATTAAAGGGGTTATTAAAGATGCAATATAATCATCAGGTTTTATAGGAGATAACGTTTTTTCATTCTTGACAATCTTCCCTCTTTCGGTTAAAAACTCATTGCCCTCGTCGTCAAAATCAATGTCAACTCCGTATTTATTCCTTACTGCAATTAAGGCTATGTCCGGTTCTACGATTAATTCATGCTTAGAAATATAACGCAATAAACTATTATCTTTTTTTTGTTGAAGGTCTTTTTGCTGAATAGATGTTTTAAAACCAACATATTCATCTTCTAATTGTTTATAATTATTTTGAATCTTTTCTAAATCATTCTGTAATTCAGTAATTTTTTTAGATGGTTCAATATTGAGTTTAGTTTCAAATATCGGTTTAATCTTGGATATAAATTCCGATGCTGTTTTTTCAAAATCAACATTGCCTTTTACATTTAAAAAAACCTTTGGATTTTCTATATCAAAACCACCCTCTTTTTTTACTTGTTTACCAAATATTTCAACACCATCAATACGCCCTTTGACGTACTCATCGTTTGCTATATTTTTAGTAAGTTCGTCGAACTCATCTTTTTTATATATTACCAAATCATTATCATTGATTACTAATTCGCCTTTCTCAACTGCTTTTGAGATGATTTCTTTGTCCATTTCGAGGTTAACCCCCCCGATGTTTACCTTTATATTTTCCATGTTTATTATATTTGAGTTTCTTTTTTAGCTGTTTTTTTTTCAGGATTCAATTTGTTATTCCGAAGTTTCGTCGCTTCATCATTAACAATGTATAAATGACCAGAGGTAAGATAGGCTGCATTAAACTTCTCTACGTCAGCAAGGCTTATCTTAACGTTAGCCCTAATTTTTATTTTCAATTTTTCGTCGAAATTATCTCCATTCCGACCTAAGCGAAAATAATCCGCTACTACTATTTTATTCTTGTTCATTTTCAATAGGGTTTAAATTAACATTATTATTTATATTAACCATTATCTTACTATTATACCATTTGTCGCGTAATGCTTCTAATTGTTCTTTTGTTTTTAATTTATCTGTTTCTTTTAAACTTTCCCACCAGTCAGTAAATAACCCTTTTTTCTGGGCTTCTCCTATGCCGTATATTTCTTTAATCGTTTTTATGTCAAAATGTACATACGGCTCTAAGTCTTTTTTTAATAACTCTATATGCAAGCTTTGAGGATCATTTTTATATTTAGAAGTCAGATACTCAGTAAGCTTCCTATCTCTAATAGCTATCGGGTCGTTTTTCTCGTTAGATAATTGATATTCTTTGAGTAAAAACTCTGGAGGCTGAACTATATAGTCTCTTCCGTAAGCTATCTCACTCACTCTTTTCCCTTCTCTACTATAACCTAACCCGTTGGCGATCATCTCAGTAAAAGCCTGCTCATGTGACTGAACTACATCACTAATGCTATTGAGTTTAGCTATCATTGGTTGTGTATTCAAGATAACTGCCATTGCTGTTTGATCTTTTATTTCAGATTCGCGAGTTCCCCAAATGACTTCAAAAGCTTCATTTGTAAGCCTTTTTTCTTCTTTTATATATTGATCCCAAATAGCTAAATCTGGTGATATAAAACCAGCAAAATTACTTGGCAATTGAACAGGGTTATCAGAATTAAGGTCAATAGGAATAGTTATCTTACTAAGCACATCTGGCTTTAATATTATTCCAGTACCATTGCAAGCATCGCAACTATCTATTCCATTTTTCTTTGTTCCGTGACATTTAGGGCATATTATTTCGGGTAGATAAGGAATGCAAAAACCATTCAAAAACTTATGAGCGATTAAAATTGAACGATCTCGAAGTACTTCTTTGTATATCTCTATTATCGAATCAATAAAAGCCAATCTTATAAGCTCTCCCATTTGTGTTTTATCTGAAATAATGCGACACGGGCATGTGCCAAATAAATGTGCTATTCTTCTATCTGTTACCTCAGCAAATATCTCATTGTCTTGCCTAATAATATAATCGTATGTATCATCAACTATTCGCCAAATAAGTGTATTGTTTTCTCCTTTAGTTGGCTCAAATATTACAAAATTAACATTCAAGCCCCTTTCAGAATAATATCTAATACAATTGATAGATTTGTAAGTGGGATACATTTCGCCTTCATTATCCCGCTCTAACATCATCAACCCCGATGGGTCTATGTTATAAAGGTCTTTTGCCCAAAAACGATGAAGCCATTGTTCGAGTGAAAGCCCATCTCTTATATTGCTAATTATGTTTATAAATGTTTTTTTACGTTCTCCTTCTAAATAATATTTCTTAATACCTCCGTTGGCCGAAAAAACATTATCAATAGGATTTAATATTTTTGAGATTGAATCTTTTACTGAGCGCGAATATTTGGCTCGCGAGGCCGCCCTTTTTGAATCTTCTATGTGCTCTATCTGTGTTATTAAGTCGGTGTAGCCGTCCCCGTACATGATAGCAACGGTTTCTCTCTGGTAATCACGTGCCTTTACAACCCACTTCGGCACATTTTTTAGAGATTTTAATATATCAATTATTTCGTCAATTGAATTGAAAGTCATTTTTTTTCAAAATTATATAATAAAAAAAGAAAAAGCAAATGCAATTATTCAAACTTAATAGGCATAGTTCTATTAATAGGTTTATATAGCCTCCAGATGAAGTATCCTGCCGCTTCTGTTATATGATCAAAACCGCTACTTTTATCCGGCACCCCAGCATTGTTATAAGCTAATTTTTGTAACGCGCTTGTGTAATTAACACACTTGTAAGTATTTACATAATAATTTATTTCTCTATTTGCATTTAAAAACATCCTATTCATATTTGAAACCCTATCTTTGACATGAGGGTTGGTTTTCCCAACATGCACATAAAATCCTGCATCTCTTAATATTTTAACGTCTGTAGTAGAGCTTGATGTATGGCGGCTATCTCCACTGGCATCAGGATAAATATTTACGGTTGAATTAGGATAACGCTCTTTTATTATATCACATACTTCTTGTGTGTCATAAGCTCCAACGATCTCATCAATAGCAATAGGGTTGCTGTCCACAATGTGTACTACTGCATTCATATTCCCAACATTAAAATCAAGCCCTACGTGTATAGTTTCGCTATTTTTGTAACACCTATCTATGTGATTATTATCTTTTGAAAATCTATAATATACGGTTTCGGATGTTAAGTTCACGAATTGTCCATGAAGGTATGCCTCTAATTGTTTTTCGGTGTATTGTTCTCTTAGCCCCTGAATATATCCAACAGCAAGATTATCCTCATTATCTAAAGTGGATAGTCTAATAAGTTTTTTGTTATTATTAGCCCTTACCTCAAAAAAATCATACATATATGCAAATCCTTCGGGGGTCGATACAAAATCTATTTGATTTGGGCTATCTTTTTTATAAGAGTTTCGTGAGCTTATTCTACGCATTGCAGCCACGCGTTTATTCGCATGAACTAAATCCACCTCATCAACAATAGAATAGCCAACGGAATAACTGACAATCGAATCAGGATTATCCATCGACCTCATCCATACCTCTCCGTAAGGCGTTATTATCTTTGATTTTTGCTGGTTATATTGCCACTTTATATTAGCTTTTTCAAATAAGTTATTAAACTTAGGGATAAGCATATCATCAAATAACCGAAATGTAGGTAAGTAATAAGCTATTGGTACACCTGGAAATCTAATAAGATGGGTAAACGCTTTGATCGTAGCCGCTTGGCTTTTCCCGCTATTGCCAGTTATAAATATAGCTCCATTTTGGCGAACGATAAAAAAACCAGTTGAGACGACAAAACAGTATTGTTTATCATACTTTACTATCTCTTTTGTTGCATAGCGAAGCCCGCTATAATTGTGCATATATTGCCGCACGTTATACATCACACCACTTTTATATTCTCTTTTGTCCGTGCATAGTAGAGAAGCCGCCTTACCCGTTGTAGTTATTGCATACTGAATGAGATCTAAAGATTTTTTGTCTACTCCAGACACCTCTACGCTTCCACATTTATAAACTGAACCATCCCAATAGCGGCATTCATCTGCTACTACTGCTAATTGGGTTGCATTTGCACGAAAAAGAAAACTTAAATCTTTAGTTAATAACGGTGGCTTAAATGATAGTCTTAAATATCCGTCACCCGTATTATTGTTATATATCTTAGGTTCTATATTGCACTCGTTCAATAGCCTTAATATTCTATCCTTTTTGATCTGTTTTTTTAGGTTGAACCTTACAACTTTATTTCGGATATTTGAATCAGCACTTATGGCAACTTGGAGGCGTATCTCTGAATTAGTCAATTGTACACCTTCTAATTTTGGGGCTTTAAATGTTCTTGGAATCCTACATCTTAAATTAAGTTTACAAGCCAATTCGCTTCTATACTCTTTTATTTTCTCGGTAGTATATAACACCTTATGATTTGGAGTCACCTCCATTTTTATAGTGTTAGTACTAAATTTAATGAAGTCGCCACCTTTTTTATTTATATATTTTTCAGGAAATTCAAAATGAGTTTGAGATGTAATAGTATTAAATACTAATATCTTTTCTCCATTATAATTATCAATTGTTTTCCATCCATCGGGTGTTAAGTGTTCCGTATGAGCTGGTAAGCATTGATAGCCACCAACAATACCTGTATGTAGTTTTGTTGACAAAACAAATTCTTTTTGCCCTTCGTGAAGATTTGAAAGATTTAAAAACCCATTATCATCAATAAATATCATTATTCTTTAAATGTTATTCCTTTTATAGGAGCAAATGGTTTATCATCTGTTGTAGCATCAAATCTATCCTTCCATCTATAATTCGCCTTTAAATTAACTATTCCAACAGACTCTTTTATAAGACCTTTTTTAGTATTTGAAAAACAATTAGACTGAATGTTGGTATGTAATTGGCTATAAAGGCGTTCTAATGATGGAAATTTTTTTGCTAAGTGAGAGAATATTTCAATTGAAGTCCCAAGAGTTCTGGCTATTTCTCCTAAAAAATCAAAAGAATAACCTTTAATCTTACTTCCGTTAGATAAAGTAAATACCTCTTCTTTATTGCTTAGCTCTATTGCTTCATTAAACATCCTAACAGATTTTCTAAAAGTCCATTTTTCAGCATTTTTATTTCCATACGGAGCTCCTATCTTTCCCATCTATTATATTTTTTTTTATTCCTGTATCTGGATTAATTCAAGATCTCTTATAAAATCATCTACTATTACTTTGTGTAAAATACATACGGTTGTAATATCTGCCCATATGTCTTTAGTTGTTTTGTGCTTTTGCGCGTATGTATCAATATATTCTTTAACGGCGAGACTTGCGTTGGTATTTACGTCATCCTTCTTACAATAGTATCCTTTAATTAACAATACATAATTACCTGAGCTTGTTATCTCTTTTTTAAATAAAGGAATAGATATTCCAATTGAAGCAGCTTTTATCGCTTGTTGCTTATAGTTAAATACTACTGGCAACTTAGTTAAGAAGTTTACGAATATAGCTTTCTTGATTATATTCTTGCTTATTTTTGCCATGTTTTTTTTATTATTATTCAATGCAAATATAGTTAAAAAAATAATAAAAAACAAATATATTTGAAATTAATCATATTTAACATTACTATATATATAATTTAACTAATTTTAACTATCTTGTGTTGTATAAGAATGTATCTTTACGGAATAAAAAAACAATAAATCGCCAAAATGGAAAAAGAAATTCTTTATATTTATAACAGAACCCTTGCAATTGTACATAATAGTTTGGTGGCTTTCTTGGCGGTTTTTCACTTTACTCTTAGTCTTTTGTAGGGGTTTTTAAATTTATATTATATGGCCTATAGATTTACAAATACTGAGAAGTGGGCTGATAGCTGGTTTAGTAGCTTAACTCAGTTCGAGATGATTTTGTTTATATATTTATGTGATAATTGTGATATTGCAGGATTTATAGAGATAAATTTAAAACGTTGGGCTAACGACCTAAATAGCTCAATAGACGAAATACCAGTGGCTATCAAGGGGCTTCAAAGGGGCTTAGTTATATCGAAGTCGAATGATTGTATATTTCTCAAAAATTTTATTAAACATCAAAAAAATTTTCCACTTAATGAAAAAAATAAGGCTCATTTAGGAATAATTAAGAGATTTAATTTGTATGCGGAAAAGTTTGATATTCAAGATATTAATTCATTTATTCAAGGGGCTTCAAAGGGGCTTCCAAGCCCCACAGGTATAGGTAAAGGTATAGGTAATAATATTTATAATAGTAAAATAATAAATAATAAAGAAATTAATAATAAAGAAAAATACTCTCAAATAGTTCCTAAAGACATAAGTGAATGTTTTGGCGAATTAATACAAGATGAACTATGGAAGGAAGGTATAATGATGACACAACGAGTAACATCATTTGAGTTCATAGACTACTTGACTAAATTTGAAGCATTATTAAAAAATGATGGAGAAAATGAGAAGTCAATTAATGATGCAAAAAAACATTTTAACCGGTGGCTTGGAATCCAATTAAAAAATAGGAATAATAATATCAACGGGCTAACTAAAGAGCAGATACTTGATATTAACAGTCGAAATTCAGCGAGAAATAGCATAGGGCTTTCACCGCTAACAGAGGATGATTATAAAAAGATAATATTGAAATGTAAATAATATATGCCATTTTTATATTAAAAGAAGCTCAAATTTAAGTTGGTTTATTATTTTGGTGCATAGTATTATCTTTTTAAAATTAACGGCTTAAATAAGCTAATTTTAAATAAGTGGTAATTAAATATTTTTTAGGGAGGGAAATTTTTTTAATCTTTTTTTTTGAATAAATAGTTTGTAATTAAAAAGTATTTACTATATTTGTACTGTGAATGTATCACAAACCAATGACCGAAGGGAAAAGAAGTCAAATAAAACTTACCACAATGAATACAAAGAATGTAACTTTAGAGCAACTTTCAGAAAGATTTAATCAAACTCTATGGGTTAAAGGTGATTTGAAAAGAATTTACCTAAATGATGAAGGTTATAATACTAAAAAAATGAGTACCAAAACTTTCATCTTTGAAAAAGATGGTGAATTTATAGTTAGTTGCCGTATCGAATGCCCAAGCCAGCCTTATCAGTGGATTCAATCACAGGAAGAAGAAGTAAAAGAAGGTGTTTATTCTAAAATTGAATATTATATTGAAAGAATACTTGACCCTTCAATTGATGCAAAAGAAGAAGCTGAATGGGAAGAAGCAAGAATTGAAAGAGAAAAAAAAGAAGCCGAAAAGCCAGTTGTTATCGTACCAGTTGAACCAATACAGCCAAAAGAATTTATTAAAACATTCGAGATTGACGAAACTTTAGTTCATGCAACATGGGGAAATGTTATTGTAGTTTCAGAAGATGAAAATACAGTAACAGTTGACAAGCAAGGCGAACATAAGAAGTTATTAAAGAAATTCGCTCCTTTAAGCCGTGCGAAATGAAGATTCCAAGAATAACAATAGAATTTGATAGGCTAATTTGCGAAAGCGAAAAAGCCTATCACTTTACCATAAATGGTAAAAATATCTGGATGCCTAAATCGCTATGCTCAAACTTAAACATAAAAGGCAAACGATTAATGAATGGTGAATGCGGACAAGGGACGGTAAATATTGCCCCGTTTAAATTTCAGGAAATGACAGGCGTTATTCCGCAATCACTTGACCAACTTGTAATAAATGAAATTGAAAGCAATCTTGAATTAAACCAAATACCTGATTATTCAATTGATGAGCCTAAAGGAATTTATCTGAAAGAAAAGCAAATCGACAAAATAATTAAAATAAAAAGATTACGTTGTTTTTTTGTTTACGGACAAATGAGAACTGGTAAAACAGTTATTGCCACTACAATTGCAGAAAGCAGATACAATTCAGGAATTATAAATAAAATTATAGTTATTGCTCCATTGAGGACTAAAAAAGTATGGGATTCTCATTTAACAGTAGAATTTCAGTTTATCGCAACTGAGCATTTTTCAAATATGCACACTCGGGATAATATATTATTGGAGTGTGATAGTGAAACTATGGTTATCCTTGACGAAAGCCATCAAATAAAGAACGTAGGAGTTATTAGGGTTGAAAGTATAATTAACAGAACAAAGAACGCTGGACATAAATGTATTTTGACTGGAACTCCAATAGGTAAACATGCAGGTGATTTATATTTTCAATTTCAATTTATAGACCCTGCAATATTGAACTATAATAGTTATGCTGATTTTTCAAATGCTCATTTATTGTATGGAGGTCGGGAAGGTAAAACGGTAGTTGCTTATTCAAATATTGAAGAAATAAGTAAACGTATTTCTCCTTATACAGTGACTATGAGCCGTTCAGAGATGGGAATTGACAGAGAAAAGATTTACAAAATAGAACCTTACCAAATAACCAACAGAGAAAAATATGAGCAACTGAAAGAAAAGTATGAAAAATACTACGAGCAAAATCAATCAAACGCTATTCTCGGATACATGGTAAAATTACAACAATGCGCTAACGGCTACGAAATAAACGAAGAAGATGAAGTAACTGGATATTCAGACAATGGGAGGATTAAATGCCTTAAATCGCTATTAAAATCAAATACAGATAAGCAAATAGTAATTTACTTTAAATACAATGAAGATTTAAAAGACATTTCAAAGTCTTTAGATATTCCTGTATTGTCAGGTAAAACTAAAACTAAAGACTTTGATTCTATTATTCAGAGATTCAATAATTGTGATGTTAAAATAATAGCATTGCAACAACAGCTATCAATAGGCTTTTCTTTGCGTTCAGCAGACTTAATGATTTATTACAGTCGGAAATTTGGCTCAATTTCATCCGCTCAAAGCGAAGATAGAGCGTGTGAAAGTATTGATAAGGCGTTGACTATAATTGATATTTGTGCAAGTAGTACAATTGATGAACTGATAAAATCTACAATTAACAAGCAATTTGACATTATTAATCTTTTTAAAACAGAAATAAAGAAATGAGAGTAAATGACCAAATAAATCTATTTTCAACAATAGATGCCGAAGAAGTAAAACGTAGAACCGAAAACCTAAACATAGATTTTAAGTTTCTCGAACAAACTAAAGGTTCAGAATATGAACAATTAGTAAAAGATTTAGCTATTGCAGACCACTATGCACGTAGAGCCGCAAGGGATAAATTTCAAAAAAAGAACTCAATCATAATGTTAATTGATAACGAGTTTTCAGGATTCGGAATATTTGAAACTGATAATCGAGCAAAGCAATTTTATGTATGGCAAATAGCCATAACCGATAAATGGAAAGGTAACGGACTTGCAAAAGTTATTGTTGAAAAAATGCTTAATCAGAATAAAAAGCAAATGCCAGCAGTCGTTACCGTTTATGATAAAAATGAGGTTTCGCTTGGGCTTTTCAAATCATGTGGATTTGAAGTTTACCAGAAAAAAGGGCAAGTATTTTATATGACAAGGGGTGGAATAGTTGATGGCGTTGAAATAAAAGCCAACGATGTAGCACGATTAAAAAAGTTACTCGGAATAAACCCTACAAATATATGGAACTCAGCAAAAGGAGAATGGCGAATTGAAAAACAAAAGTGGAATGAATTGATTGAAAATGCCGGAATGCTTGCAGAAGTTTCAAACCCAACCTATGCAAGCCGTGAAGGATGTTGGCAGAAAGATGGAGGATTGGCTAAATTTGCCACTGGCGAGGCTTTAAATGATGGTGCAAGCGTATTAGACCCTTTCGTTTGTGAATTAGTTTTAAAGCTATTTATGCCGAAAAATGGGAAACGTATTTACAATCCTTTTGGAGGTGGTGTACAGATGGGATTTGTTTCAGGTTTTTATGATTACGAATATTTAGCTACCGAAATTAGGCAAAACCAATGCGATGCTAATAATTCGATATGTAAAGCGTATCAAATGAAAAATGTAAATTGGCTTTTATATGATAGTTCAACTTACTATGATGAAAGCAAAAAATTTGATATGATTTTTACCTGCCCTCCTTACTACTTAGTTGAAGATTATAGGGATTATGATGGTGTAAAACCTGATAAAGAACTGAATGGATTAAGTAGTTATGATGAATTTCGAGAAATGCTTTTCAAAGGTTACGGAAACGCAATAAAAATGCTTAATGATAATTGTTTTTTCGCTATTATGGTTGGTGATAGTCGAGACCCTAAGACTGGAGGCTATTATTGTGCGGAAGCTGAAACTGAAGTATTTTTAAAACAGCAAGGATTGCACGTTTACAACCGAATAGTTTATTTGGAAACTCAATTTACAAGGGCTATGCAAACTAAATCAACCATAAAAAGCCGTAAACTCCCTAAGTGTGAGCAAAAAATAATACTCGCTTACAAAGGGAATACAAATAATATACAAGCTCTTTATGAAGATATAGGAAGACTTTAACCCTGATGTTTACTGTGGTAAGTTTTCATCAGGCTGGCGAAATGGGGAGGATGCCAGTTGCTCCCCTTATTTTAAAATAAAACAAAGAAAATGAAAACGAAAAAAGTAACAATTAGCCTTACTCAAGAACAGCAGGACAAAGCAAAAAAAGACAGTATTGAAGTATTCGGAAAAGAAAACCTTTCAGGATATATTCAGGTTTTAATCCAAAATGGTTTTGCAAAAACCAAAGAGCGTGGGCAAAAAATTAAATAAAAAAGACTTATTAAGCAGTAACCTTGCTACGAAGCACGGCTATTGCACACAACGTGATGCAGCTATGAGCAGTTGCCGATTTAAAAGCACGAATTTATCAAATTACATAAATATTGATGCTATATTTTAACATTATTTAACTAAAATAATATCATATTATTGAAACTATTATTATACTTTTACGGTATAAGAATAAAAAACAAACACCATGAAAGCTTTTAGATATAATAGTAAAAAAAGAGAAGACAGAAAGTTCAATACTTGTGGAAAAGAAAAAAACCCAAATGCCATTAAATTTTATGCTTTAAATATGAACTATGCTGATAATTATAAATTTATTTATAACGAAGATGGTGATATTATTGGGGAGTGCACTTTAGAGATCGTTGATATTGAGAATATAAATATTTTTAATATGTCTGGAAATTTTAAAACATTAGTTACTTTCAATAATTATATTGCCTATGAAATAGGAACTCAATTAAAAGACTACACAATTTTCATGAATAACGCTAAGAAAGTAAGCGATCGTAAAATGTGGGCAAAGAATATAGACAACTTAAAAAATAGAGAGGCAGAATTAATTTTAAACCTTAAATATAATGAATTTCAGACACTTTCAGATTTTGAAAGACAAAACGAATTAGTTGCAGAATTAAAAACGCTTGGATTTAATGGATATATAACAAATAATGAAATAGCTATTTTTTAATAAAAAAAATAAAAATGAAAACAAAACAAATACAATTACAAGTGTTATATACAAAAACAATGTCTAATTACTTAACCTTAAAAAATGAAAATGAAAGCTGTATAACATCAATCTCAGAAATGCAAGAAAAAGCAAAAAAACTTTTGCAAATGGAAAAAGAAATGGATATTCTTTACGCTGAATGCTTAATATTTCAAGATGATATAAAAGAAAAAGCATATCGGGCAATTATTGTAACATCGAAGTGGATGAGTAATGTTAATTATAACTAATGTGTTGTGTGCTTTTATTCTAAATATTATGACAAATATAGTTGGTTTATGGTGTAATTTATTCAGAGCTATTGAAATAGCTAAAACTGGTAAATATTCAATATCAATTCATTTCGACCAATATTATAAAAATGGGATTAGATTTTTCACATACTTGTCCTAAAATAGACAAGGCAATTTCAGAAGCAAAAGATACTATTATTGATTATCTGAAAGACTATATTACAGACCTTTGTCCATACATATCAGATGAAAAAGCAAATGAATTATCAAAGGATTGGGGAACTGATTTGTATGATAAAATTTCAGGCGGATTTGAAGCAACAAGAGAAACAAATGAGGATATGCGTAAAGAAGCTGATAGGCAAATAGACTATGCAGAAGCAGAAATTAAAGATTTGAATGCACGTATTGAAGAATTAAAAGGGCAAGTTTCTGAACTCGAATCTGAATTAGATGCAGTATCGTAGTATTGCACCTAACACGCGGCTAAAGTTACCTTTTAATAATTATTAACTAAAAAATAAAATTATGTCATTTACAGAAATTAAAGTATTTGGATTTCGCCACGTTATTATAGATAGCGAAGATAGAGGCTTTTATACATCTTCTAAAAATAAAAAAGGCGAAAAAATCCCCGATGCTAACTATCGAGGAACTAATAAAGCATTATGCGGAATAATATACAACAATGCTACTTTAGAAGAGTGGCTAAAAAAAACTAAAAAGATATGAAAAAGATAAATCCATTTATAATAATATTTATAAAAACAACTCTTTTTGCTGCATTAGTTTTTTTTATTATAGGAGTAATATGTAATAAAAATATATTATTTTCATCCGATATGCTGGTTTTTATAATAGCAATAGCAATTGTATGTGTTTTTGGCTATTTTTCAGAAATAATACTTGGGTGGTTATTATTTAAAAATGATGTAAAAAAAGATATAATACCACACGTACATAAAGATAGCAAGATAAAACAATTATTATATGCCTTTTATCGCTATTTTGCGCTTAAATATAGCGAAAAACAAAGCATTTGGTATTATGAGCAAGCAAAATTAAAAGAGTTATCGAAGGAAGATAGAAATGCTTATTATTCTAATGCTACCGTTCATGATAATATTATTATTCAGCTAAAATATGAGGAGGCATTAGAGCGATATAATAAAGCAATGTTAGGTTCTTATAAGTTTTTCGAGAAATAACTTTTAACATTATTTAACTAAAATAATTACATATTTCTGAAACTATTATTATACTTTTACGGTATAAGAATAAAAAACAAACACCATGACTACATTTATAAAATCAATAGTAACAAAAAGGCAATTAGCCGAAATGATGCTAAGACTATACGACACAACAGGGTTTAATTCTGAAAACGTTGTAAACACTATTTGTAATTATCCGGAGCAAAAATTTTTAAAAAATGCGCGTAAAGCTACCTCGCTTAACATAGCAACTAATGGAGGCTACACTTATCTAATTAAATATGAAATGCCATGAAACCATTTAAACGATTTGTAGAATTTATAAAAATTGAAAGTCTCGAAACGATAACATTAGAGGTAACATTTGATTATTACGAGCCTGATCCCTCTACTGGATTTAAAGGAAATTTTGAAATTATTGATATAAGAAGCAATGATAATATTGCATTTTTACTTGAAACCACTAATGTAATTGGGAAAATAGAGGAAAGAATAAACGAATTTTTATAATTTAATTAACAATAAAATGAGCGACAACCAAGCAGTAATAAGCCAAATGAATAGTAATTTATTTTTAATATTAATTGCTATTGTGATAATTTATTTCATAATATATTATTTATGGAATAAAAAAGATGGAAGCTATGATAATAACAAAAAAACAATAACACAATTAAGAAAAATGAATGAAAAAAGGCAATGAAATAACTTTATTTTTTAATAAACAGCCTTACACGAAGTATATGTTAACCGATAAAGGCATATTATTATTTACAGAATGGTATGATATTTCAGATAAAAAAAAGATAAAAGAGCTTATTCAGTTAGGCTATGAAGTCCAAGATGATAAAGTAAGGAAACGATATTTAATAAAAAAGAAATGAGTTTTTTTTGTGATAAAATAAAAGAAGATACCTCTTTTGATGTTGAAAAAGAATATAAATTCCACACATCGAGAAAATGGCGCATGGATTATGCAATTGTAGAGCTAAAAATTTGCATTGAAATAGATGGTGGCGTATGGATAAATGGTCGGCATAATAGAGGTGCAGGGTATATTAAAGATATGGAAAAATTAAATAACGCTGCAATGTTGGGATGGGTAGTACTTAGGTTCACGCCTGAACAAAAATTTGAATATAAAACTTTTGAAATAATAAAAAATACAATAAGATATAAACTAATAAATCAATAATTATGAGTGAAAAACAATACTCTTTTGGAGAAAAAAAACAAGAATACTCCGTAAAACAAGGCACTAATATAGATGTGTGGCTAAGTCCAAAATATTTGTCAAGCAAAAAAAAGGTTATAGAAATGCTTAATAAATATGACTTTTTGGAGGAAAGTGATTTTTGGATTTTAATGAATGAGACAAAAAGTAATAAGATGGCTTATTCAGGGCTTATTATATCTCACAACGGATGCTTAAAAATAAATGATAACCTTGAACAAAAAGATAAATTTAAAGCAGAATCTGTAAAAGAAGATAAAGAAGGGTTTGGCAACTCATTGACTTTCACATACATAAACAAAGAGCAGGGAATATATGAAATAGGTGAGGTGAGCGCAAAAAACTGCAAAAATGAGTACCCTTATGCTATGGCATTTAAGCGGCTTTTTGACCGAGTAGTGCTAAAAGTTAGTAAATTAGCTTTTTATGGGGTGTATTCAGATAGCGAAGCGGATGAATTTAAAGAAAAAAATGAAGATTCTGATCCTAAAATTAATGAGAATAAAGGAGTAACTCCTACCCAAATAGAAAAACTTTGTAAGTTATTAAAAGAAGATGAAATACCGATGATGCTTAACTATTATAGGGTAGGTAGCCTTGAAGATTTAACGTATATACAAGCTCAGCAAACAATAGATAAGAGAAGCAAATGAAAATACTTTGCGAAAAAATAGTCCACACGGATAGCTTTGCTGGCCGTGTGGACATAATAACTGGGGTGGATGATTTTCAAACACAAATAGCTTATAACGACGAATGGCATTGTTATACCCTTAATAGTGTTATTTTACCAAGCGTTACTCAAATATTGGCAGATGATAGTTATGCTTTTGTAAGCCCTGATGTACTAAAAAAAACAGGGCTAAAAGGGCAATTAGTCCATAAAGAAGTGCAAGACTTTTTAGAGCAAAAGAAATATGGCTATACTAAAGAGTTTGACGTGTTTTTACAATTATTTGGCGAAAACACGCATCTATTTAACCAAATAGCCATTTTTGATATAAAAACAACAAGTGCATTGAATAAGAAAAAAACAAAAAAACAATGCGAAATGTATGCCGAAGGGATTAAATATATAACTGGCATAACCATCGAAAAACTATATGCCATATGGCTGCCAAGCGAAAAAAAAGGGAAAATAATCGAATTGTAAATTTATATTTATGGATATTTTTTTAGTAAATACAACATCTGGTTTTATTCCAGCTTATGATAGTGACTACGATAATAAAAAAAAATTAAAAATAGGCGATATATATAAAGCTTCAATTAAAAAACCTCGCAATTATGAGTTTCACAAGAAATATTTTGCTTTAATAAATTGCGCATGGCATTATTTAACTGAAAAAGAATGTATTTTTTTTAAAGAAAACATTGAAAGTTTTAGGAAAACCATTGAAATTCAGGCTGGCCATTTTGATTTAATTTATTCTATAAAAAGGAAGGAATGGGTTGAAGAACCAAAATCAGTTGCATTTGACAAAATGGATGAATTTGAATTTAAAGAACTATACGATAGTGTTAAAGATGTATTATTCTTATTGTTTTTTAAAAATGTTACAAGGACTGAATTTGAAAAAAACCTAAAGAATTTTTAACACTATTTAACTGAAATAATTTATATATATATAACATTTATATTATTTTTACAGTATAAATACTTAACACAGAACTATCATAGTGGAGTTTTAAGGTTGCCGATAACGGTGGTGGAATGAAATCGGTTGGGAGTGCGAAGTGCAACCCTATCAAGTTACAAAACACTTGCTACGGGCTACTAATTTCGATAACCCAATAAAACCCAACTGTTTTATACCACGTGTTATACACAGGCATTTTTTAGTAATTAATTAAAAACTAATATATTATGATAACAAAAAATATTAAAGTACCAACAGGCAACATTTGCGTAATGGAAGGCGAAAAAGGTTTGATTGAGTTCCTTTCGATTGGCGATTACGGCAAAGATTCAAACATTAAAGCCGATTTTTTAGGAATAACAAGAGAATTAAACGGTGTACCTAATGGCGAAATAATGCCTTTAAGTGAAAAATGGGTAATAACCATAAGCACACAATACGGCTGTTCGATGGGTTGTAAGT